TTAACAGCATTACTCAGTTTATCTTGTGCGCCAGAAGCCAAACCCTCAAGAGGATCTCTCAAAAATTCACCACTAACAATCTGTCTCAAAACTTCATTTTGTTCGTCTGTTATGGGTAAGGTTGGAAGTTCACATCCACTTGTGTTTAGAAGTTGTGGATCAAATAAATTAGACATATTATCCTCCTGCGTTTACGTTTGATGAGCCTGATGATGTTGAGTGTCCGCACGAACAAGCATCAGTGAGTCTATGAACTGGAAGCCCCTCGGCATAGACGGTGGATGAGGCACTTGACGTTACTGGCGCACAGTGTGGACAAATACCATGCCCTAAAACCGGATTCGTAATCTGAGCGGTTGGTCTTCCATTTGTCAAAACGGTTGACGCACCTGCGATGATACCTCCTCCACAAACATCTCCAAATCTTGCTACCGCTGGCATTATACCTCCACCCAATATTTAGATACGCCATCCCCAAGAAAGGCAAAATACTTGCCCTTAGTAGAGTTGAACCAGATGTCTCCCACTTCTGGTCTTGGCGGTGCGGACAACGAAACAGTTTTAACTGATGTGCCTTCAAGGCTTGATGGTCTAATATCATAACTCGCACCAACAAATGTCGGAACTCTTCTCTCAATGAGTGGGGCATTTTTTTGAACGACCGCATAAAACAAATCTAAATTTTGATTTATCTTTGCTTTGTCTGCATCGCTTATACCAACCCTAGCGACTTGCATGGGAAGTTTGAAAGGTCTGATTCCAGCATTCCTCTCGTACAACTCTCTAAGGCTTTGTATCTCGTCTAATGACAGGTCGGGATGAAATTGTGCGATTTCAAAGTTTTGTAGAGGTCTGTTGATACCATGACCGCCCTCAGTTACCATTTCAACAAAATGATATCTGGCTGATGGTGCTTTCCCTCTCCACGAGTCATAAGACCTTTCATACTCTTCCTCCACCTGATACTCAAATATTCTAAACCCAGAGGTTTTAAGAAAATCGTACAGCCGATCAGTTTCAGAGTCACCAGACACAGCCTGATTGTTTGTGATTGTCTCGGTGACTGAGGTTGAAATTTGTCTAATTGGAGTTGGCTCTGAATACTGTGACATTTTTACCTCAATTCAAATTGATAGATTTTCCTCGAATGTTGACCTGTTTTTGAGCGATGATATCAATTTTGCCATCCACACGGAGACTATAATCACCGTCAACATGGGTATCCATGTCCCCATCAACCTCAAGGTTTACATCACCATTTACAAGAATATTTACATCACCTGCAACATGACCATTTGTATCTTTAGTAACATGAATATTATTTTCACCTAAAATTGCTGTGTAATTATCGCTCACCACCTTTACCACTCTAGATCCATCTGGATAAATCTCCTCAAAAGATCCAGCGGTGTGATAAATGTGAATTCTTTCTGCACCCTCGGTATCATCAAACTCATGCAAGTGTCCTGACTCTGTGAATCTAACGTGATTGAAAGGATACTCTGCCGCGTATTCTGTTTCTGGCTCTTGAATATCTTTTAGTTGTCCGCCACCAGCCGGTGCTTGCATCTCATCCAACGAATTTCTTCTGATGGAAATGGGTGTGTCATCCTCCATGCCTCTAGCAAGCCTATTTGTGTCTGGCTCTTGAAGTCGTTCGCTCAAAGGATATTTACCCTGTGGGTCATTGAAACCTGTTGCCGTGTCTGATTCACTTGTCGGGATGCCACCAATTGTACCAAAGTAAACAGGCTGTTGAAACTTTTCACCATCTCTAAAAAATCCAACAACCCATGTTCCTTCCACGGGTCCAAGCGGGGTGGTTCCAATACCGCTCATGGCAGCAGATGTGATCGGCTGCACAGGATACGCCCAAGGTAGGTCATCTGTTTTGATTAGATTTTTTTCCTCTGTGTGTAGACCGATCCATCGCACTCGACAACGACCAAGTTCCATAGGGTCTTTCCTGTCTTCAACAACTCCCTGATACATGTTAAGCATTACTCACTCCTTCAAATTGTGAATACGACTGAGAGGTTATTTCATTTACTCTATAATTTCTTATCACTCGCATTGCAGTCTTATACGTCTGGCTTTGCCTATCGCCAAGTGAAAAAAAGTGTTGGATAGATTTGATCAAATACACACCACTTTTTTCTTCGTCAAACTCTCCCTGATTTTTCATTTCAGTGTTTGACACATTTTTCAAAAGTCTCAAAAATAATGTGTCGCCCACTGTAATGTTGGAGGAGCCTGTAGTTTCGATTTGATATTGCAATTCACCTAAAATTGACATGTTTGAAACTCTGTGTCTTTTTAGATCAAAATCAGTAGAGTTCTTTTTGAAATCTGGTCCTTGGACATTTGTGTGTTGAGGGAAAAAATGAATCACAGACGGATTGTCGTTTAGGTTTTCATCTTTATAAACGATGTCTTTTCTTTGTGGCAATTTTGTATTTTCATTTAGATTTTTTGGACCGTCGAAGTCCACATAACTATCAGAGTCTTGAGAATGTTTGTATTCCTCTTTGCCCCACTCCTTAGATGTTAGATCGTGAAAATAATTTACGTTTGAGAATGCACCAACTTTGATTTGATTCAAACGATCCATGCTTGAAATTCCATTGATTCTTTGCAGCATCACAGCAGACCGATCATCAAACTCAAGTCGTGGATCATTTGGGTTTTCAGTTTTTGGGGTACGAAGAATTTTTATGTTTGAAAAAATTGCTTTAGGATCTTGTTCAATCAGAAAATTCACGGGAGTAAAATTATACTTTGTGAGTGACTCGAAAAAAACATACCCAGAATTTTCATCAGGACTTTGTGAATCACTCGGAGAACTATTCGTAATCATCTGATCAATCATTTGTGATGGTCGCTGAAAAGGAAAAACATATTTGTATTTTGTAGATCCTGTATCACTAACTAAAGGTTCCTCCGCTTTAGAAGGATAAAATCTATCAATTAGATCACTTACCAATTCAGAATTTGTGCCTTCCAGTGCCTCAGAAACTTGTGTGATGGAGTCCACATACGCCGCTTCTGAAACAAGTCTAAACGTAATGATGTCGCTTACACCGTTCTCCGGCTTTGCTCTTGTTTTTTGTCCAACAATTCTCATCGTGACATCTTTTGTCTCTGAGTAAAGAGGTGTTCTAAACGTAATCGTGACAAACTCTCTACCGACAATTGGATATTTGTCTATGAGATTGATTCCATCGACAATGGTTATTTCACCAATCAAAAAATGACTTAGGATATCTTCAAAAATACTCAATGACATTGCACTTCTCACAATACTAAGAGGCTCTGGTGCGTATTGTGATGACAGAGTGATATCTTCGATGACAACATCATTTTGTTTATCCATGATGGTTCTGTCATTGCTGGTTGTCATATTATCCTCTGATTATGTCTTTGTATTCTTTGAAAATTTGATCAACCACCTGTTTGCGTGGTATTCTGATTTGTCTTTTATTGTTGTTCACTTTTTCTTCATAATCTTGATTTGTCACAACGTAAAGAGATGAGCCTTGCAAATAGTTTGACAAAATAGATTCACCAAAACTTACTGGACCGCCAGTGCTACGTTCAGTCCCGACTGGTAGTTGAACACCATCAGCATCCGGTGGTGTAGCCAAGGGGTTTAGCACGTTACCATCAGAGTCCTCAAAATGATGAACAGCAAATCTACCATCGTCCACCCGAACAACCTTTGCTCTCAAAGTATCAACAACATCTCTTCTTCGTGACAGTCTATCGTTGGCTTTGAAAATACCTTTTTGTTTATCGAGTTGTAATTTAGAGAGTTGTGTATCAATAGCCTTGATTCTTGCAAAGGTTTCTTCATTTGCAAAAACCTCTGCACCCTGTTCATCAAAGGTGCTGGTGGTAATTACATCAGCAACTTCCCAAGACAGGTTCTCATCGTAAAACGGATCATCTCTAAAACTATCAGTTCGAGTGATAAAAAGTGCTGATCCCTCATATTTTTTATTGATATAGTCATCTAAGTTTTGCTGCGATAATGGAAATGTGTAAAATGGATCGAAGGCATTATTGTATAAAATAATGATCCAGTGATAATCTGGGTTATCGTAAAAATCACGGGAAATGGAGTCGGGAGTGTCAGTGTCCTTGACCGTGTAGTAATCATAGTTTGATAAATTCAGATATGACTCATCTGAAAAAATTACTCTACGGATGATATCTTTTACATTTGATTGACTGCCATCAGAATTAATAAAGGGTATTAGTGGTAACTCATTGAAATACATTAGAATCCTCTCAATACCATAGCACGGTGCATGTGGAATGCTTGCATAAAGTTTAGATCCATTTTGATCTCACAAGGAGATCCGTCGATAAAGAAAGCCGACCTTGAGTTCGGGGCATAATCAACATTGACACTATTCAAAAAACAACGACCAAGTTTTGGAATTGATAAGTTCTCTTCTACAGAACTTTCTCCGGGCTTCTTATACATGAAAGTGAGTTCAAACTCATCGGGAGCAAACAAAACCGACGCACTAGCCGACAACTCTGGCAGCATATGAAATCTAAACGATTCAATAATATTGAAAACAATCTCCACCTCATCAGGATTTCTGGGTGCAAAGTTGAAACTCATGTTGAAACTTTTTCTTTCAGTGTTCTTGAACAAGGCTTCGTTTCTTGGATTTTCGGTGAATCCAAGTCTTGCTTTTACTGTGTCCTCAATACCCGACAGACCACCCAGCGGCAAACCGGCTGCAAAGGATGATGCAGCACCCAACGCACGAAGTTGAACTTCGTCGGTAATAGCACCTTTGTTGCCAGCCATCGCTTCAAGGATTCTAGCGGCATCCCCCATACTCTTATCCTCGTACTGCACACTATCATTGAATTGCAATTGATGAGGAACATACAGAGTGATTCTGTCTTGTAATTTTTCGAGTGCCTTTCCGATTCTTCGATCTCCCTGAGATTCAATAAGTTGTTGCGAGGTAGCCGAGCCAGTTTCGTTGAACCCTGAACCTCCGTAAAATCTTTCGGAGTTATTGATGGCATTGTTTTCTGAACTTCTAGTTGTCGCCTCAACTTCGTTACCAACTGTCAAGGAAAATTGTGCAGTATCAACACCCTCACCTATGACTCTGGAAACATCATAATTGAAGTTTGCCGAGTTTCCCTTTCGACCAAAAACCTCAAACATAATGAAAGAAAAAATACCTGTTGGTGACGTAGCATCGGATGACCCAAAAAAGTCATTACCAATAGGAGGATACGTCAAGTCTGTGCGGATGGGAATACCATTTGGACGAACGGCATTTTGTCCCGGTGAGGTTAGTCTCTCAGTGCGGTTTTGTAATTGTGCATCACCAAATCCAACTTCAATGTCACCTTTTTGAAGTGCTTTGGTTGACTCATCTATAGTCTCTGAAATGCCCATATATTGCCTCCTAGATATGTATATGGCATATAGTGGAAAGTATACACCTAAAAATCCATCGAAGTATTATGGTGACCCCACTAAGATCACTTATAGATCACTGTGGGAGCGAAAGTGCATGTTGATCTTTGATGATAATCCTAATATCCTCAAGTGGGGATCTGAGGAGATTGCTATCCCTTACATGTCACCTGTCGATAGAAAAAAACATAAGTATTATCCAGACTTCATCATTGAAATGAAAAACAAACTTGGCAAAATTGAAACGGTAATGATTGAGGTCAAGCCCAAAAAGCAAACCACCCCACCACAAAAACCAAAAAGAATGTCAAAGCGGTTTTTGAATGAGGCAAACACATATCTTGTGAATCAGGCAAAGTGGGCAGCAGCCGACGCACTATGCCAAAGAAAAGGATGGAGATTTCAAATTCTGACGGAGAAAGAAATCTATGGCAAAAAGTAACGAAGAAAAGGCATTTGATGACATCCTGCTTAGTTTTAGAGATAGAGTTGGCGATGATGCTGCTAGTCTCAGCAAACAAAATAGCAGGATCATAAGTCCAAGGGCAATTCCAAAAAATATCGTGTCTGAGGGAAGAGTATACTTTTTTAGATATTTGAACCCAATCGGTAGGACTACTCTACCGTATTATCATCTTTTTCCTTGTGTGTATACTTTAGGTGTTGAGGGGAGATATGTCACAGGATTGAACCTTTTTTACCTGCCCCACAAAGTTCGTGAGGTTGTTTTGAAAAGGCTCAAGGCTAGGGCAGAGGGAAAACAATCATTTAGCAGATCCCTCATGGACTATGAGATGATAAAAAGTTTCCCACGTTTTCAAGCCCTTCTAAGTCCAGCCATAAAAAAATATAGAATAGACAGGATGGGCATTCTTGCCCTTGAGATTTCAAACGAACTTTGGGATGAATTTTTTATAGGTGATTTGTCAGATACTTTACAAAAAGCATTTATAAGAAAAAGTTTTGTGAATGTTCAACTGCTATCAAGGGCAAAAATAATTAAAAATCTCCTAAATACTGGAGAGGAGTGACATGGCAGATCCGACAGATCCAATCTTACCATCGAATATCGATGATTTTGTAACTTCAATGAGAAGCGGCGGACATCTGCTAAATAGTAGATTCTCTGTTGAGTTTACCTCTATGCCCCCAATCGTCAGCAATGCAGTGCTTCGTAACTTTGGTGGTATGAGGGAGTTTGCCAGTGCGTTTTCAAAAAGAACAATTCAAGTTTCAGGACCAAACCTCAGCATTGCGACCAGCACACAAAAAATTA